GGTGTGATAATTTAGCTTCTTTATATTTAAATAATACTCTAATAGTTGCTCAATCCTACCCTAATGACAATGGAGCTAATTACGAATATTGGCATATATACCCAGTTAGTGTATCCTCAGGAAGTCATGTTGTAAAACTTATTGGAGAAAATGCAGGTATACCTTCTCCCGGTAATCCGGGATCTATGGGTATTGAAATATATAATAATACTTCAACTCAAATTTCAGCTAGTGTTGCTGCTTCACCAACTGGATCATCTATACCCTCTGGATTAAATGTTATATATTCATCTAAAGATCATTTAACAGAAGGAAATTTTAATAACCAATATTATACACACGTTGGAAATTTATATTATGCTCAAGGATTAGCTATTATTACTAATCAGGATTACCAATATATGTTCCCTCAACCTCCAATCGCTAAAAACGATAGTGGATCTTTCCTAACCACAGATTCACCTAAAACTATTTCAGCATCATTAAATGATTATGCTAGAAGTGGAACTTTAAATACAGGATCGATAATATTATCAGGTAGTATTACCGGTTCTGGATATATATGGAATGCTAGATCCAATGGTAATATTGAATTAACTTCATCAATTGCTGGTACTTATATTGTTTATTATACTATTGGAGCTGATATTGCTGGAAGTTGTGCTGTTCAATTAAGAAGTAATGTTGCTAGAGTTGTTGTTAATGTAACAGAACCAACAACCACAACAAGCACAACTACATCAACAACAACTGTAGCACCAACTACTACTACAAGTACGACAACGTCTACCACAACGGCACCACCTACACAACTACAACAACCACTAGTACGACAACGTCTACCACAACGGCACCACCCACAACAACAACAACTACTAGTACGACAACGTCTACCACAACGGCACCACCTACAACAACCACTAGCACAACAACAACTACAACAACCAGTGCTCCTATAACATATGGTTTATATGAAGCCGAAGAATATGATTGTGCAACATGTACAAATCAAGGAACTATAGTAGTAGCATTCCCTACAGCATACACATCTAGTGTTCAAATTGGTAAATTCTATGTAGAATTAGCATCCCCAGGATCTTCTTCTTATAATATTATTCAAGCAACTGGAAGTGGTGGTCCTGGATTGATTATGGATACTGGTTCAAACTATACAACATGTGCTGATGCATGTGCCTCCTAAGAAGTAACTAGAAGAATCATTTATGTTAGTACCATTATCATAGTTTTCCCAATAGAAACGAACAGACGATGTAGGAGGTGGAGGTGCTGTTGTAGTAGTTGTTGTCGTACTAGTAGTGGTAGTTGTGGTAGTAGTGGTTGTAGTGGTTGTAGTAGTAGTGGTTGTAGTAGTAGTTGGTGGAACCGTTGTAGTAGTTGTTGTAGTAGAAGTTGTTGTAGTAGGTTCGGTTACATTAGCTGTAACTTTAGCCTTATTACTTCTTAATTGAGTAGCACAAGAACCAGCTATATTAGCACTTATAGTATAATATACAGTATAAGTACCAGGAACCGTTGTTGTTAATACAACAGTACCATTACTTCCTGTAGCCCAAGAATAACCATCACCTGTAGTACTACCTGATAGTATAAGTGAGCCCGTATCTAAAGTACCACTTCTAGCATAGTCGTTTAGCGATGCTGAAATAACTTTAGTGTCTGTTGTTAGGAAAGACCCACTATCGTTTTTAGCAATAGGAGGTAAAGGAAACATTGTTTGATAATCTGGGTTAGTAATAATACCTAAGCCATGAGCATAATAAATGTTTCCAACATGAGTTTTAACAACATCTATTGCATTTATATCTAAAGAAACAAAATATTCATCTGGATTAAAATAACCACCTGAAATATAAGCACCAGCTGATGATGCACTTAGGTTATATAAATTACCAAATCCATCATCCACTACATAATAAGCAGATGAAGATAAAATAAAGTGGTTTGGTAATACTTTATTTCCGTAAATGTCTTGATTGACAGCTATTACACGAATACTACCACTATTATCAAACCCAGTAGGGAAAGTTTGAATTAAATTGTCACTATTATTATAAATGAAATAGGATGAGGTAGGGCGTTGTTGTGATGCTGATTCGTAGTTGTTAAGTGTAAACATTAACGAACTAGTATCTAGAGGTTCAGTATATGATTGGTAAAATAACTGATTGATTTGACTATAAACTAATCTTTCATATTGACCTTCAGTAACAAGATCATCGTCTAAAGAAAAGCTACTTGAGAAATTTGTGCCTTTATAAATAGTTATGTATTCAGAAGAAGTTGGGTATGGACAATAGGGTAGTATCCATTGCTTATTAGCATGGTTGGATACTACTGTAACGTCCGATTTGCTTAACTTTTTGAATGAAGACATGCATTAATAGTCTAATTTGATTCTAATTAAAGCTTCTTTAGTAAAGTCTTTTGTTAAAGGTTTACTTAATTTAGCAACCGCTAATAGCTCATTATTGTCGTTATACATACCTACTGTTGTAACGTATGTTTGTGGGTTGTTAATTAAGGTTGTATATAATAAATTACCATTCTCATCTATAATAGATGGGTTAGAAGTATAGTTAAATTCACTATTTTTTACTCTTGTAAAGAAATAACGTGAAGATACTGTTTCAGAAGATTGTAGATTAAAACTACCACTTGTTGAATTAGAACCCGATACTATAGAATTATATAATTTTAGTTGGTTGTTTTGTACTGAAGAAGTTGTTGTGGTTAAAGGGGCAAAAAAGTTTCTTAAATCTACTACTGAAGAAGCAGTTGCATTTAATACAATAATATCTAAATCGGGGAACATCATTCCATAATAAGAAGAGGATGCTGCTGAAGTATAAGCACTACCGTTACTACCACTGATAATATAAAATACTTTATTTTCTCCAATAAAGCGAGTTAATGAAGTTGTATTACTATCGTCTGTTAATTTAATAACATTACTTCCACTAGCTAAACATAAATTGAATGAACCAGGTAATAAAGATTCTTTATAACGATTACGAGCAACGTTAATCACAAATATATCCTTTGCTGTTGTTGTACCGTTATCGAAGCTAAAGTTTTGTGTTTCAGTTCCAAAAACTAAATTTCTATATTCACCATATACCACACGTGATGGAGTATAACCTCCGTTTGGTACGTTAGGATTAATTAGATTAGATCCAGATCCATTTATGTTACCATATTGGATTGAAAATTGTACTGCTGAAGATGATAATGATGGGTTACCATTATATACATCAACATAATATTCAGTAGGGCTACTTTGGGTAAAGAAAGTAGATAAAGTATTTGTATCTCCACTCCACAAACCGCGTACTACGGTTTCTGAACTAATTACTGAATCTTCGGTGTTATATCTTGAGAATGACATATGTTAAATTAGATTGTTGATACTTTTTGAATATTAAGAGGAATAGTAACTCTTGCACCACTATCTCTACCAATTACTGTAATTGTAGTTACTAATGATGTTAAATTAGAACCAAATAATGTATTGATTGTTGTACCTGTAACTGTGAATGAAGTACCAATTTGAGTTACTGATAATACAGTTCCTGTAGTTGTATTTAATCCTGCAGGAGGTGTTGTTGAAGTAATACCTGTACCACTGAATGAAGATACTAAACGAGAATCAGCGATTGTAGCTGTATAGCCATTTGCTTCAAATGTACTTGTAGCACCTAAGTAATTAAGTGTTTGTGGAGTAATTGTTAATGAAGCACCTTGGCGTAGTGTAATGCTATTATAGCCTAAGTTAATAACTGGTAGTTTAGAAGTACCACGAGGTAAAGTTACTAATTTGTAACGCATGATTTGTGATTCGTTAGGAAAAGCTTCTAACACAGGTGTGTTTTCAATTGCTTCACCATAGAACGCAGATCCTGATGGATGAGTAGGATTATACAAAGTATAATCAATTTCATCATCAGCTAATGCGAATTGAGTAATCTGAAATGAACCGTCGTTACGAGCCAATAATTCGCGGCCCTTCGTGGTTAATATTGCATCTACAGTTATTGTTGTAGGATTTAAAATTGCCATAATTCTTTATGTTGTATATACTAATAAATATAATAAAATTCTAGATGTTATCCAAATAGACTGTTAAGGTCCAAAGGTTCCACCATTGATATCACTAATTATTGATTGATCACTAAGTAATTTTTGTTTAACTTCGCGGGTAATAGTATCGATATTATTTAATACGTCTGAGCTTAGGTTTTCTGGTATTAAGAAACCATATGAAGTTTTACCATCTCGTTTAGTAAATGATAATATTACGTTAGTTTCATCTACTCTTCTACTTAATATTAAGAAGCGTTTATATGTTTGGTTCGCTAATTCTGCTTTTAAAGCATTAGATAAAGAAATATCTAATGATAAACGTATTAAACCACTTTGTTTATAAACATTTAATATTCTTGTTTCTATATATGTCCCATCAGATAAATAAATTAAAGCAATATCATATGGTTTGATTGTAAAAGGATAATCAACATCACCATAATCTACACTACCAGCATATAAAGTACTTTCAGTTCCCCCTAATGGATTTGGAACAAATATATAATCACCACCATGAAATCCACTTATACCGCTTGAAAGTATAATTTCATTTGTGTTAGAACTTAAAGCAATTGATGCTGAATTAAAGAAAGGAATATTAGTTGTTGTATATCCTGTAGAAGCAGCTAGTGAAGATATTTTTAAACTACCTTGAGCAATAGAAGCAGTAAAATTAGTTACTGATGAATTTTCGCATTGAAGTTTAAAAATTATACTTTCCCCATCTTCTAAGTTTATAGAAGGTATGTTAATATTAAAGGTTGTATTTGTTGTCTTTATTGCCATTTATTTATTTTTAACCCGGATAATTTTGACAGCCATTATAAAGTTCAATTGTTAATTGAGTGCCTCCTATAGTTATAACACTACCATCAGTAGCATTTATTCCATTAACTGTTATATTATTTTTTCTTTTAAATACATCACTAGTACTTAATGAGCTATTACCAGATACACTTACATTATTAGTTCCTATTGTTATTACTGCTGGGGTTGTTAAAGTATCTATTTCTGTGTAGTCTTTGGTGTTACAATCTTCTATATTTGCATATCCATACACTTGAGCTCCAATTCCAATTGTTATATTTGTAGATGAAATTGCATCTGATAAGGAGAAATGGAATTGGCCACCATAATAATCAAAAGTTAATGTTGATGTTGTCGGATCACCTGCTACAAAGAATTGTCTATCTATACCATTAGCTATTAATGTTTCATTACCTAATAAATCTTTTTTCCATACTTGTAGTGACCAAGTAGCATTATTTACTGGTATAGTTGATACTTCATAAGTAAAAGGTATACTTGCTTGAATTAAGTGATTTCCTGTTTCTTGAACAGAATATGAAGGAAAAAAAGTAGTTGAACCTGTTCTAAAATAACTTGCACCTTCAACAACTTTATCAAAAATATTATAAACGTATCCACCGCTTAAAGGATAAGTATTAGTTCCACTTCCACTAATAAATCCATTAGGAGATAAATTATTTAATGCTGTAGTTAGGTATGCTGTTTGTTCATTTATGTTTTGAAATGATGCTGTACTATCAGTAGATCCAGTTGTTCCAAAATACAATATTGGACTGTAACTATAACCACTATCAAAGATTGGCTTTTCACCATCTGTGATTTTCTGGTTAGAATAAAGCTTATTATCAAATTGTGAAATACTTCCAGTATCTCCTGCTATAAATGTATTTTGAACTTCTTCCCAATGTTTATTACGAAGATTTAATTCAGTTAAATCACCATCTATATTAACTAAATATTTTACTACTGCATTGTTACGTTTTGGTAAGAATTTACTAGCTGCAATTTCAGTAAATAATCCTAATTTAACTACATTTTTATCTATAACTGCTGTTTTACCAAACGAAATATCACCATCAGTATATGTGTTATATAAGGCACTAGAAATTTTAACACCTTCGTAGCGTGATAACTGATGTGTTCTTAAAGACTCATATGAATCTTGTAGTTCAGCTGGTGATAATATACTTTGAGTTGTACCTGGAATAAATTGTATATCTTGTCTAACACGAGATAATAAGCTTTGAGAAACGTTATTTAGTAATACATTAAAATCTGAATGTAAAAATTTATTTGTATCAACAGATCCTGTAGGGAATAAATAAGGATTTACACTTGAACTTTCAAAATAAGAATATACGTTTATATAACTTCCTGTTAAAGTACCATCATAATAAGCTACTTTGTTATTATAATTAATATCTTGGTATAAATCAGTATATTCAGTTTGAATAGAAGGACCATTGATAGTACCATCCTCTACCTCAATTTCAGAGGTAGAAGATGGATTTGCGAAAACCCATTTATTCCTCTCTAAAATAGGAGAGCTAATAGTAATACCTGTTGATAAGCTTGTTCTTGCAGGAACATAATCTTTCAGCATTTTAAATAATGAATTATCAAAAAACTGAATTAGACGAATAAAGCTATTATAGTCAGTAGCACCAATCGATCCACTAGCTGAAGAGCCAGAATATGGTACTATAGATGCTGTTAAAGGTGATAAGTATTTTGTGCGTTCAACTTCTAATGTTGGATATGAACTATTATATTGGTATCTAGGATCACCAATAAAGTCATCCATACTCCAAGTAGGATTAGTAGCTGTGATAGAAGCTGAAGTGAAAATATCAATTTTATCTTGTGGTGAAAATGATATATCTAAATAATGTAAATCATTAGTTCTAAATGATATAGATGAAGTTGAATTTTGTTGTAAGCTAATATGTGGAGATAAAACGCTACCTGTTATGTTATTAGATACAATTCTAATTTTATCATTATTAAATTCATCTAATGTTTTTGATCTAATGTCACCACCATATTCTTTAACTTGTAGTGTACTACCAGTAATACCAAATGTGGATACTAATGTTTGTAAACCATAAGTTGTACCTTTAGTTTTTAATAGTAAAGGTAAGTTATGGTAAATTCTTTTATAAGATTCAGCAAGTAAATCTTTACGTGGGATAGCATTTAAATAAGAACCAGTATAAGTAAAGGCTTGGTTATCACTTCCTGTGTAATAAGCACTACCACTAACACCAACTAAGAAATTAACATTGTCTGAATCACCGTATTGGTTATATAGATTTACTCCCAAGGATTGTAATACGTAATATACTAAATCTTTAGAAACGCCTTTTTCTAGGTTATTATTTGCTAGATTAATATCAGTTACGGCCTGTAAAAAGATCCAAATATTATCAAAATAATGACCAACCATATTGAGGAAAGTAATATATGGAGCATTATTACCATCATCCTTAATAAAAGCAGGAACAACAAAAACTAAATTATTTTGATTATTATCATCATAAGATTCAGCACTACCAGTAATTGCATTATACCAAGTCTGAGCAGATGATGTTGTTGCTAATATATAAGGGGTTGTATTTGTTGTTTTAGGCCATGTATATGAACTTGATTCAAAATATAAATAATATTCATATCCATCAAACTGAGATATAATGGTATTAATTGCATTTTTAGAAGATGTTATTTCTAAAGATAAACTACTAGTGGTGGTAATGTTAGGAGTATAAGCAGATATAAGATTATTATAATCTTCAATTTGTTTTACTTTACCGTAGAAATTAATTAATCTTTGTTTAGCAGAACCAAAAAATGTAAAATTTGTAAAATCAGTATAGTCTACATTTATATCAATACTCTGTGATGTTATTAAACTTAATAATTGTTGATATGAAGAGGTAGATACGTTTTGAACGCTATTAACTAAACTAGTATAGTTTTGATATGATGTAGCAACATTATTTTGATCAGGAATATTAATATTAAAGTTAGGACCTCTTAGTTTAGGACCAGGAGCTTGTATTATTAATTTATCTAGATTAATATCAAAAGCGTATGAATTTGATTTCTCTTGTACTACCCACAATGTTGATTTTTCTTGAACATCGTCTGGTAGTGGTTGGTATAATTTAAATAATATTTCATATCCACTTTCAACCTTATTAAGAGCAACGTTTACTACTACTACTTGAATATTATCACCAAAATTTAAAAGATAATCTACAAAATAAGGAGAATTAGTATATTCATCTATAAGTTCTAAAGATCCACTTTCAATTTGTTCATTAGTTAAAATAGTAGATCCTACTCTTAATTCAGTTCTATCTGCCGATATTTCTTTTAAGAATAATTCAGCGCTAGAATTTGAAATTTTATTAGTAAATAGATTATATTGAACTTTAAATTCACCCGATGAATAGTCTAAATTTTGTAGATCTTTAATAGGATCAATTTCAATAATAGGTAATCCATTATTAGTAGGATTAACATATGATGTAGAAGGTGCTTTAAAATCTTTATAAGTATAATTTATATTTAAAAGATTCTCACCAGCATCATAAACAAAATATTCAATATAATCATTAGTTAAACCAAAATCTTCTTGAATTGTTTGAGAAGTAAGTAAACTAACATCAGCTTCATCATAACGAGATACTTGCTGTTCGTTTAATATATTGCCTACTATTTTAATATTATCTGCCATTATCTTTTAGTCAAATCGTTTATTGTTTGTTGTGCTTCTAGTACCTGTTGTCTTAATGATGTAATTTCATTTAATAATGCTTGAATATCATCTTGACTAATACTGACACCTAAATAGTCAGCTTCACGTTGTAAAATATATTGATGTGAATTAGTATCTCCTTCTTTTGGAATTTGATAAAATAATTCATCATATAGTTGAAAAAAATCATCAACAGTAAAAGATAAAGTATCTTCAGTAGCCCCTTGGTTTAATAATTGACTAAATTGAGTATCGATTACTCGGGAATATGTATCTTTATTAAATACAGTTTTTTGTACTGGTATTTGAGACATTATCTTATAACTTTAAAAATGTAATCTTTATCAAACACTACTACTTCTTTATTTGGAAAAATAGATTTAATTAGAATTTTATAGTATCGTTCTGGTTCTAATCCATTCATGTAAACATCAAAGTAGTTACTAGTATTATCACAGCTAATTCTAGTGTATGTTGTGTCGTAATCTACGACAATTTCTTCAGTATCCAAATCTTTTATTGACCAATATGAAGAAGTAGGTAAACATTTTTGATTAGCAAAACTTAAAGTTGTTCTAAATGTTGTTGATGGATATAAATCTCTAACAGCAACTCTAAAACGTTGGATTGAATCTTGTTGATAATTTTCTTTATTGTTATTTAAAGTAGGTACTATATAGCTAGACGTAGCCACAGCTAATGAACCAGTACTATATAAAAAATCATTCCATCTTATTTCTAAACATGGAGGATAAATAGTATGAGTATTTGCTGAGAAGTATTTTGTTTCAAACTTAGAAGCAGTTGTAAATTCTACAGATGAAGAATGTTTTAATATAAATCCGTAGTTAGGAATAGAACTACTATACCAAGCATTAACTGTATTAGTTACTTTAGTTTCAATATCTTTTGTAGATATAAATGAAAATGATTGTGTTGATTGGTAAGCGGAACTTGTCCACCATGTACCACCACCAACATTAGTGCTATATGAACCGGTAGTACCAGATATAAAGCTACCTTGTATCCAAAAATTACTACCAGATTCATTTGTATATTCCCAACTAACTCCGTCTGTTGTAGCTGGAGAATTGCCTAATCGACCTGTACCTTGATTCCAATTAGCTGATAGTGGATGAACTAATAAAGTATAGTCTAAGGGTATTTCAGAGGCGTTAGCTAATGAGGCCTTTAGATAGACATCAAAAGCACTGCTTGAAATTCTATTAGCGATTATATCGCTGATTTGAGCAGAAGGGAATTTAATTAATGCTCGTGATACCTCATTGGTACCATCGATAGATTCAAAGGTGCTAATTTCTAATATTTCATCTATACCTGTATTTAAAACAGGATAAAATGAATATAGAGTAGCACTCTTTTCGGGGAATATTTTATAAACGGCCATAATTAGTAATTACTACATATAAATATAGCAAGTACCAAACTATTTTATGCAAGCAATGAGTGGTATTCTTTAAAATGTTTGATACGATCAGCTAAACCAATAGTACCACCGTTAACACGCTTAGTGATTTGTGTAACAACTGCGTCAGTTGCACCACCATCTGCTAATTTATGTAAACCATTTTTACTAAAGAACCATGCAGCTGATAATAGAGCATATTTTCCTGCTACTGATGTTGGATCTACTGTTAAATCTTCATTAATTGATTTACCAAATGCAGTGTAGTTATCTTTACCAGTTAGCTGGATGTAACCACGGCCACAGAATTTAGCACCATCACCAGACGCTTCAGCACCATTGCCCATTCTGTTTGCATAAACTAAGTTAGCAATTTTTTCTGGTTTGCGTTCATATAATGCCGCTTTAGCAGTATCAGGAGTTTTATCAGCTTTTGTAAAGTATTTTTTAAATATACCCATTAAGCCTTTAGCACTGTAGTTTAAATTTTCTTTTGTTAATCTAAATCCACCAGATTCATGACCACATTGAGCTAAGAAATGAGCTAAACGTAATGGAGTGTTAATTTGGAATTTTTCCATTACAGCTGGGATTTGAGCAATAACTGTGTCTGGGATGTGTCCTTTTAATTTTTCTAAATTCATATTTTTAATTTTTAACTTACTACTACTCTACCTTGAATATCTGTGTTAGGAAATCTAATTTCAAATATAGCAGGATCTAATGAAGGGTAAATAATTCCATTCTTAGTTGCACCTACAATATCATATCCATATTGAGAATAAGTATTTCCTGTTGAATCTTGTTTATTTGTAACTTCTAATTTAACTACAGATTGTACTCCTCTAACTTGTAAAAGTTTAGATTGTATATCTGATAGAATTATTGGTTGATTAATTTGCCATTTATCTATATTAAAATGATCTTGTAATACAGAAATACATGATGTTAAAACATCTTTATTAGCGTATCCACTTAATGTAATAATATCAAAATTAAGCCCAATGTTAATATAATAAGCATCTCTAATATTAATAGCATCAGTAACCATTCTGTATTGGTTAAGATAAGTTATTAAATTTTCTTTTAATGTTGTAGAGGCAGATGTTAATTGTTTACTACTATTATAAGATAAAATATATAAATCTAATGCTAATGGATTATTTTGTTGTGTTGTAGTAACTGTTTCTTGTGGATTAGAATATAAATCTTGTGAAATATAAGCTTTAGATACAGTACCATAATCAGAAGGCATTGATAATGCTCTTACTATATAATCATCTTTAGTTACAGCTCTTAATTGAGTTGAATAAGAATATAAAGCATTTTGTCTAATTTCATCACTTGTATCTCCATTTCTACCACCTGAAGAAGGATTTGGGTTTGTAGATACTATACTTTGTAATACAGCAGTATTTAAACCACCACCACCACCAGGGAAAGTTACTCCTGATGTGTCTATAATAGTTAAATCATTAGCAGGCACATTTGATGTAACTCCACCACCAACTAAATATTTTACTGTTAAGTTGCCATTAGGTACTAATCCATATTCTTGAGTAAAGAAAGTACCAGCTTCATTATAATTGTTTGTTAATAATGAAATACCAGGTACAGCACCTGCTTGAATATTACCTGGTGTTGGTATAATTTCACTATCTTTTTTATCTTCAGGCCTTACTCCAGCACCAAATTCTATTTGTAACGTGTTGTCAGATAAAATTCTAGAAACAAAACGTCTAGGAACTCTTTGTAATTGTAATAAATAAGGAACTTGATCTGTATTGTATGAAGGGTTAGCTAATGGTTTGAAAATAGATGATTGGGCTAAATAAGGAACTTCATACCATTGATTACCACCACTACCAGTAACATTTAGTATTTGTAATATATTAGTATCAGTAACAATTGCAGTAGCAAACTTTTGATTTGAACCTACATTAATTGTAGTTTCTTTTATTTCTGCTGATATAGCAGGAACTGATTTTTTAAATAAATAGTTGCTAGAATCTACAAAAATAATTTCAGTACTACCTGTATCAGTAAAATCTATTTGTTGTGTTGTTATAAATTTAGTACCTGTTGAAGTTGAAGTAAGAGTTGTATTTGCTGGTATAATTACTCCATATTGAGTATAGTTTGGAGAAGTAATTGGACCTATTGTTTGAGAAGGAACTAATTGATATATATCAACTGTAGTATTTGAAGCGTAAGATGCTTTTGGACGATAACCCATTACATATGCTTGTGCATATAGGTTTTCTTTTTCCTTAGCATATAATAAGAAATTTTCTTGTACTTGAGTATCTAAGTAAAATGACATAACATCACCAACATAAGATGCCATCTCAATAAACATATTACCTGGGGTAGCTTCTGAGAAGTCATTATATGTTGTTGGAAAATAAGTTTTGGCATACTGTTGTAATTCAGTTTTAAAGGAACCAAAATCTTTATTTAAATATGATATGTTTTTATCTTCGTTAGCCATTATTAGTTAAATTGTACTGTTACTTGGTCGGGTGTTGACGATATTATTAAAATATAACTTATTGTTAAATCTATATTATTAAAATCATTATTAGGAATCACTGCAATATCTGTTACTGATATTTCAGGAATAAACATTGCTATACTATTATATAAATTTTCTTTTAAATTACCTATATTATTTTCAGTAATTCCTTCAAATAAAAATTTTCTTAAATTACATCCAAAAGTAGGATTCATTACACGTTCACCTATATCTGTTAATAATAAATTAACTAAATTAGATTTAATTTGGTCTTTAGTAGTAAAAGTACTATTAAATACACCAGGACCATTAAAAGGTAGTGATACCCCAATAGCAATATTCTTTTGTAAATCTAACGGATTTACACGTATTGTTTGAGGTATTGGCATATTAATCTAATTGTCTTAATCCTGATCTGTCCATTGGTGTCATATTAGCAGCAGCATCAGCAATAAAAGCAGCAAATGGATTTACTTTCTCACCAGTAGCTTCATCAACGGCATCAATAACTTTTAATTGTTGTTGTGGTTGTTGGAAACCAAAGGCTTCACCCATTTTACTACGTAATGATGCTCTAACGTCTGGGTTGCCAGGTATTACATCAGCGCTAGTATAGCTCATTGCTTTACCTTCACGCAATGCTTTTTTCTCTTGTTTAGCCATGTGCTCTTCAAGAATGTATGGTAACTCTTCATGAATAGCATCAACTACGGCTTCTTTAATTAATTTTTTAAATACTTTGATGTTCATAATTATAAATATTTTATCCTTGTAAATTTCGTTGATCGATAACTAGTTTTAATTGGTCTATTAGATCGTTAGGATCTAACGTAAATGAAAAGTCACTTTTTAATACTTCAACCCCATCACGGTCAATCGCCACTGCGTAACGGCGTTTATTTCCCTTAACTTCAAACGTTTTATTTTCTTCTGTTTTAATTTTAAATTTAAATCCTTTGTATGGTGGAAATTCTCCATCAGTCACAGGAAGAAATGTATTGGATAGATCAGCAAGTTGTTGTTCATTTAAATTTAAATTTGCTTGACCCTCCAATAATACATTAACAGCTTTTAATCTTTCGATTAAATCATTTAATTTAATAATTTCATTTTCTAATATTGTACTAGCAATAGATGCTACAACACTTATAGAAGCAATTAATATAGCTGCTCTATTTAAAGATTTAACAATTCTTGTAATTAAACTTACAGGAATACCAATACCAGGAGGTACAGCGGTTGGGATAGGGATAGCAGATAATACTGCAACTATAGCTGTAAATATAGCTACATATGTCGCTATTTGAGAAATTGCTTTTTGTAAATTATCTAACTTTTTAATACTACTATTAATTAAAGTAACAGCATTGTTTCTTAAATTAGTTGCAATAGCAATAGTTTCTGGAGTATTTGCTTGTTCAATATATACATTTACTTGATCTACTAATTCTTCTAGCTTTGCTCTTTGAGATAAAACAGAAGCAAATTGGTTTGCTAGTTGTAGGGCAATAATAGGTGCTAAAGTTTTAGCAGCGTTTTTAATTACTTTTTTAGCTAAATCTCTTCTTGCTTTAGCTCGCTCAGCTTTATTTCTATTTCTTCTTCTATTTTTCTTTAACTTACGGAAATTGAGTTTTTGCTTTATTTTAGCATAAGGATCAGCAATTATATTAGCTAAATCTTCTTTAAGTTTAGCATCTAGTTTTTCTAATTCTCTTAGTTTAGTTTGATAAGCTTCATCCTCTTTTGCAACAGCTAAATTATATTGTCCTTCAGTTATTTGTTTTTCTTTTAACAATATTTCTAAACGCTTCATTTCAGTACCGTGATCAGACCATACTTTAATTTTTAAAGTTACTATCTCTTGTATTTGGTCTTTTAAAGTTTGTACTTTCCCTAGAGCAACAGATATAACTTTTTCTTTAGCTTTATTTACTAATTGATCTCCAAAGGTTTTAATAGCTGTAGATGATGAAATTGTTTTAAGAACATTAGGTGAAACTACAGCTCCTACATTTATATTATTTGCCATTAAGCTGTAAAGTTTTGTTGTGATAAAATTCCTTCTAGATTATTATTAATTCGATCTATATCGTTTAATAAACTTTCAGCAGCTGAGTTAATGTCCATAGCAGGAGCTCCTTCAGGGCTACCAACTACAGTTGAAAGAGAAGCACCAAAACTATATAAACTATCAAGTAAATTTTCTAATATAGTATTTAACTTATCACCCAATACTAATGGTTCAGTTGGTAATTGATTATTAACAGTACCTAAAAAAACCGTATTACTATTAAGATGAACTCGTTCATTAGCATTTAAATTAATAATATTTTTAGTATTTAACTCAATATTTGATTTAGCAAAAATCATTACTTCATCACGTTTAGAATTTAATATTATTCTATCACTATTGATAATAGCTTGAGCATTAAAATATTCTGATGCGTCTATAGGTTTGGTTAATGGGTTTAAAGTACCAGTTCTATCTGTTTGTAGTGGTATTTGCTGAGTTGAGGTTAAATAAATAGATGAAGCATCTTGGTTTATTTTTTCAACATGAAATTTTTCTTTAGGATCATAACTAAATCCGTTTGTTATTAATGTAATAGGACTATCATCGTTCCCTATATTACTCCATTCATTTAAGTTATTATATAATTTAGTAGTTGAACTAAAACGAATAGCGTTTCCTTGTCTTCCTTGAACTATATGATCTCCTTCAAATGATAATAGAGATTTAATATTTGGATTTTCTACAAAAGTAACACCTAAATTATCTTTGTCTGAAGCCGGTTGAGCATTTTGTTGGTTGTTTCCCCATAGATTAATAATACCAATATAATATTTTTGAGTTGAAGTATTAGATACTTGTGTTAAAGGAGATGGAAAATCTTCTAAATAAACCAGTTCCCCTAAAATTGGAAAATATTGAAATTGAGGATATAAAGGTTTAGCTGTTTTACAATTATTGAAAAAATCATCTCCTATATTTCCTTCTGTAGTTTTTGCTTGTTCATAATCAAGATAAAATACAGTACCAATACCATTAAATCCACCAGCTTTTTTAAACATAGCTTCTGTTGGTGTATTTTCTGTTGTTACTACCCCATAAACTCTCCCTACTTGAGATTTTTTAGTAGATGTAAAATTATTTTTACCAACGGAAGATACAACAGATGATAAATTTTCTTTTATTCTCATTTTACTTGTTCTAATTGTACTATAGGAGCTTGTTCTAGTAATTTTTGTCCTTGTTCTTGAACTTCTTTTTGCTCAGCTAATAACGCTTCAATCTCACTCATATCAATTAATTCATTACTTGAATTTGAATTTGAAGATGCTGCACGTTGTGCAATAGCTGCCATCTTAATTAATTGTTCGTTATTCTTTACGTTAACATCAATTAAATCTTTAACAGTAGGCATTAACATTGTTGCAGAACCTGCGTTAGCTGTTGCCATTGGTTTCATAGTATCAATAAAATCACCAATCTGTTTATCAATATCTTTATTGTTCTTATGTATTTTCTTAAATAAATCCGATAAGGACATACCATCAAATACTGTTACATCGTCAAAATTAGCCATAAATGCGTTTATCAATAAATATGAATAATTAAATCTTTATATGTCCGTGCTCATAGTATTCATTATACAGCTGAACATATATTAGTTTTAATTTTTTAATAATCTTAGTAATCTGAGGAGTAGATACATCGGTGATTTCGCGTATGTAGATATATAATGCTTTTTTATTGAATATTTCTAACGTTTCACGTTTGCGAAATAATTCAACAATAGCGTCTGCTGTTTGAGCATCTTGTTTTTTAGGAAATAATCTAAATAAATGAGTATCTATATATCTAATATATTGATCCATGAATGTATTACCATCCAGCATATTCTCAATATTCTTATCATTTTCATATAACGACATCTGTTCTTCATCAGATTCATCTACATCAACCTTCTCTTGAAGTTTCTTGTAGTTGTTTTCGTTATAAACAATAAGATAACGTTTAGCAATAGTACCGAAATAACTAAATGCCTTACCCTTCTCAGGCTTATATAGATGAAGTTTCTCAAGCAGAAATGTAATTACTTCGTGCTTGAGTTCTTCAATAGTATCTGTATCGGTGTAGTAGAATTTAAACGTATGAATAATATTCTCGGCTAATTTGTAGAAGCCATATTCAATACGCTCATTATATATGCGATTACGCTCAGCGGTATCAACCGTAATAAGGTACTCAACAATAGCATCCTCAGTATCTTGAGTAAAATAGATACGGGGTTCTTTTGGTTTACGCTTACGTGGTTTGCCTCGTTTAGTAAGTGCTAACTTATCATCGTCAGCAAATATATCGTAATTATCGTTATATGACATAGTGATTTCCTAATTTTACTCCCAATATATGGAAGGAAAATCACATAACCAAGCTATTTTTGAGAATTATTGAAATCGCTTATGATGGTTTGGATTTCCTTTAAGTTATTAAAGAACGTACCTACTTCATCATCGGCTTCAAATGCGCCTTGAATATCTAATTCTCTTAATTTAGCATCGGAGTTAGCAACTATAATACTAATAGCATCAATGTATTGACGTTGTTCAACTACAGCTTTCTCAAGTGCAGCATTACGTCTAATAAGCAAAAAACCACCAATGATGGCTAATTCAACAATGTGTATAATTAATATAGTTAACCACATAATTTATCTAGCGAATTGTTGTGCGAATTCATCAGGTTCTAAAGAAACCATTTCACGTGTTTTTTCAATTTGTTCTTTTAAATCTCCAATAGAATCTAAAATTTGATCTTGACCCATTCCTCTGTTTACTTGAAATTGAATTTTAGTAACAGTAGATTCTAATTGTGTCAATTTATCTAATACGTTGTTTTTGTATCTCATAATATATGTTTATATATAAATATACGTGCTTTCCCGTTCCCCATCCCCTCGGCGTTTTTCCCCTTTCCCCCATTCCCTTTTTCCCAACCCTCGTAGGTGGAAGTTACGAAAGATATTTTATACCTCCAAAGAAGAAGGGCATCTTTTTCAAGACGCCCAAATTTCTTATTTTAAATTTAGAATTAAATATTCTTAGATCTATTAATTTTCTATACCCTTAGATCTAGTGATTTGACTCGCAATGTTTTGTAATATTCTCTTCTTATCTTCTGGAGTTTTAGCATCCTTTAAATCTTTTACAAGAGCAATACCAAGAGTCCCACCAACACCAAGTATTGTAGCTAAAATTGGAAGAGCATCCATAAATAGACTTTCATCTAATTCTTCATTCTCATCTAATTTATCTTTTTTTTCTTCGTCTTTAACTTTCTTCTTTTCAGCTAATACGGCTTGTAATTCTTGACGAACCATTTCTTTTAATTCGTCTTTAGTCATTTTTTTCTTGTTTTCCATTTCTTTTATGGTGTTAATTTTTGGAGATTGTTTTAAAATACTTGTAGCTACTTCTAGCTGTTTTGGTTCGTCAATAGTCACTTCAAAATAACCCTCAAGTTTATTATCAACAATTTGAGTACTATCCAACTCAACATCTGCCTTTTCCATACGGTTAAGGAAGGCTGCTTTATCTTCTAGTTTAATTTTGAATATAGCCATTGTTTACAATAAATATATGTAGGTATAACAGAACATATCTCCCTTATGTAGTCTTGTGGCTACATCTCCTAATCTTTAGATACGTATATACGCACGTTTAACAGTAAAATAATGCCACATCGCATGTAGTAGCACAAATCCAATAAATTGTAGTGGATTAACTCCAGCGATATTAATATGATAGTGGTGGAAGCAAATTAGGATTATATGACCTAATAACATTATTAAGATATTAATTGATTTCATTTGATTTGTATTTTTTACCTATATTTTCAATAATATTGCGCGCAGTATCAGTATCAATAACGAATCCCTCGCGATTTGGATTAACACGAACACCAATCTCTTCAAGGTACGTGTGTATATCGTGCTCAAGCGAACGACCATCTGGACACTTATATGTGAATACCGCGTACCAAGGTGTAATTACGCCCGTAGCTGAATTAATCTGACGCACCCTATCGTATACTGTCGTGGTAGTAAAGCCAATCTTACATATACCTGGAATAGATGGGTTAACGAGAACATAAATGTAATGAGGATGTTGTGGGGTGTTAGTTGGATCTACCCAGCTGGCACCATAATATGTGATTTCTTCCCAACCTGGATCATTAGGGACGGGGGTAAGGGCAAAAGCGATAGCACGACGCATACTATGGCGTGTTTCACTTTCGCTTAATTGGCGATATAGCTTAGTTTCATCGAGTGTAATACGTTTCATAGCTATTAACGTTTAAATTTAATTTGGTGCAATAAACCCATTGGAATAAAAGCCCATGCTAATAACATTGCTGGAAATATTTTAGCAAGTACTTCGAATACTGTAAAATATTCCATATCGTCTCCGTGTCTTGATGATGGGTTTTTAACTAACCAATATACTCCATATATGGTTGTTGCAATCCAATACATAATAGGTAATGTAATCATAACTTTTATTTTGTTTACGCTAAAGATCGGGTAAAGACTTGGCCTGAACAACCGATCCACTCATTATAGCGTGTTGGTATTCTTCAAGCGTTAGTCCGTATTGTGTAGCTTCTGTTTGTTGTTGGCGTAACGCTGCTTCGATGAATGCTTCTTTGGTGAGCATCATCGATCCTTCAATGTATTTTATATTCATATAAAAATGGTTATGGGTGGTTGTATATACTTTTGTATAGATTATATGTTGTTACGTATGATATGGGTACGTTTGTGTATTTTATATGCGAATACATATATCCTTTTGTCGACGCAAAAAGGTGTATTAGAGAAGATTTTGGGATTTTATAACGTTGGTGTAAAATGGGTTAAATGGAAACGCGGATATGCGTATATACGCTCGATGGGTAAAGATCGTGTTTCTGTTGAACATACCCATCTTTTTTTTGCCACAACCACGCCCCGTCGATGGACCGCAATTAGCATGGGAGCAATCCGCTGTCAAACCGCTATCGGATCGCTATCGTCCGCGGGCGTCCCGATACTTTAGAATTTCGGGCGCCCGGGCATGATGCCCACTAGAATGTGGATTGCTTACCAACCCGCGTGCCTCGC